GGCGCCACAGCGACGGTAATTATCCTGACCGGTGATCTGAATCAGGCCGCGTCCTCGATATTTCCAGCCATCACCCGGTGCTTTATTGCCAAGTCGTTTGCTGTAAACCAGATTGGCAATGGCACGCTGGCGCTCCAGTGGCAACACCTTTTCATACGAACGGCGGCCCAGCGCATTAGCCTGGTCCTGAGTAAGTCGCCCGGCGCGAACGAAATCCGCCAGGCCTGCCACGCTGTAATTCATGCTCTCCATCAGCCGGGTGAAGCCAACAGATTCATGCCCGGTCTGCGCGATAAACATCGCCTGGTCAGCCGGTGTAGTGATACCGAATTCTTTCATGGCCGTTTCAATGTGCGGAAACCAGCGCGCAGCTAATCCGGCGCTTATACCAGCCGCCTGCTGAAATTGTGATTGTTTCATTCCGGCCTCAGTACATGGAAGAGCCGCGCGACGTTGCCCCGGGCGCGGAACACGGCAGCGCAGATGATTAAGTTGATGGCGACAGTTGCCCAGTGGGTATGCAGATAGGAGTCAAACAGATACCGGAACGGCACCGATGCATAAGCCAGAATAATCAGATAGGCAAGCCATGACGCCCACGGGTTATGTCGCCCGCCAGGCTTACGGAACATCATAAGGCGCAGAACAATAGCGGCACAGACCACCACGTTCGTCACCACCAGCGGATCGTTAGTTACCATTGGTTCCCCCTCTCCAGCGTGCCAGCAGCTTTAGCGGGTCCTGTTCACTGAAAAACGTCAGTGTCTTGATGGCCACGGCAGAGAGGATCACCGCGCCGAGCGCGTCCAATGGCTTGTCTGCGTAGCCCGTCATTTTTGCCAGCCACGAACCCACCAGCCCGGAGCCATAGACGCCAGCAAAATACGACACGATGAAATACGCGGAACGTCGAAAAATCGTCAGGTCGACAGCGGTGGCCACGTAGAACACGGCCCCGGCAAACGCGCCGAACACCACCCCGTAATCCGTGCCGGTGAGCAGTCCATAAATGCTGGCGCCGGTCAGCGCGCTACCCGCGGCTGCGGTACCGGAAAAAGGTTCGGACATTACGCCCCCTCGTTAGTGGTGAGTCCTCTCGAATGAGGGGAAATAAAAAAGGCCCACTGAGGTGAGCCTATTTGGATATTCGGTACTTCAAAGATTATCGGTACTCTTCAGTGTCTGGGAGGATGGTGTATACATTACAGTCACAATTGAAGTTATACCTTCAATGTCTAAAAGATTGAGTTCAATTGAGGTTCCAGGCTGGTTCCATACAACCTTAGCACCTTCATCTTTGAAGTTTGGTTGGCCATATTTTTGAGTCAAAAGAGATTCAACGTCGATAAAGGCGCGCTTATTAATAGCGGAATTTTTATTTTCTATTGACTGGACAATCACTTGCGTTAAATGATTTTTGGTGAACTGGTAAACCACTTTAAAATCATGGTAACCGATATCAATTTTATCTATGCCAGCAGCACCCAAGGCATTTTTATATTTTAAAGGTGGGTTAATCAAATGAACTCGTCCCTTTTCAGCCGCAACAACTTGATCAGGAGACATGCCCCATTTGCTTTGACCGTAACCGTCCATTTTCCCATTTGCTAAAACAAACGGAGGGAAAAAAATAATGCAAAGTAAATACAAAATTAAGTTTTTCATGGCATCTCCTCAAAGTGTGTAACGGGATATTACCACTTAATAAGTCTGCCAAAAACTTCGCCTCAATATAAAAAACCCGCACTAAGGCGGGCTTTTTAGTTAAATCATTACAGGCGCAACACTCCATAATCAGAAGCTTACAGGACAACTTCGGACAAAATCAAGTCCTGCGTGCCGAAATAGCTAAATATTGTCTTTATCATCACGAAAATCGGTTGCATGCTGAAACGCCCTGTCCGCCTGTCTTTCGCCTTTATGGCAAATATCCACCAGCACCTCGTAAAAAGGCTTCCAGTTTCGGGTCCACGTCCTGACGTGCAGATCAGGAATGTGTTTAATAATCGCTTTATATGCCGCCGTCGAGGGGACTGACGAGTATCCGTTACCGCCGCAGCGTTCACACGCCTTGTACACCGGCGCGCCGTGTTCCTGGGTAGCTTTGCGATCGAGCACTTCGCCCTTACCCCCGCACCGGCAGCGCGCGCTGATTATCCCCTTCCCTTCGCAGGCGTCACAGACGGCTGGCACAATTTCAGTTACCTCTGTCCATTTCTCCCAGTCAGACGGGCTAACAGCACGGGAGCGGTTGGCCCAGTATGGTGCCTTGCCCCACGGGTAAGAGACCTTGCGTGTGGTCTGGGTCCGCGTGGTGCGCCCAGTTCCGTTGCAGGTGATGCAGGCGCCGCTGGTGGCCGCAGAACGGGAATACTCAGCAAACGCGAATTGCGCCAGCACCAGCATACAGTTACCGAATTGATCACTCGCTGCTTTACGCACGTTCTTTGGGGCGGAATCCATCGCATAACGGGCCAGCGCCTGAACCGCCAGCTGTGCGTCTGTTTTACTGATACCCGCTTTACCGAAGAATGCCGCAAGCCCGAACCGAGCGCGGCTGCTGGTGGTTCCGATAGCCGCCATTACGTCAGTACCGGTGATCCGCTCAGGTGACGTGCCTTTCACACTGTCGCTGATATGCATTCCCTGAGGGGAAAAGTGTTTCAGTGCTGCTTCCAGTTTCATTGATCACACTCCCCCACAAGATTAAGGATGATGGTGTTTGTAACCTCGCCCAAATCATTCAGCCTTTCGTTTTCCAGCACCCAGCGGCAAACCCCCTCCGCCTCTGCGCGTGATGTTGGCTTGATTGCCGTCAGTAATTTTTCGAGATGGTGCTCCCGGTCATACACTGATTCGTGGTGCTCGGAATATCCGTATTCATAACCAAGTTCCATACCGGCCGTGTGCCGCATCAGATAAAGCCAGTCCCAGTAAACAAACTCACGAACTACATCTGACAGAGTATGAGGCTCTGGTAGCACGTCACGGTAGCCATCAACATACGCGCGGCGCTGGTCGTCAATTTCGGTCATACGTCCACCGCCAATGTGCCCGGCTTCCAGTTCTTCAGTGGTCCAGCCCCAGTGATAATCATCGATAAATTTCGTTGATGACTTAATCACGCGTTCGGCTTCTACATCATCGAATGCTGTTTCGTAGCTGCCGAACTGCGCTCTGACTGCTGCCGATTTTTTGATGTTCTCCCGCGCAGCCTCAATCGCCCGCGCCGGGTTATCCATGCCGATGGTACCGAATGCAACCTGGAACGGATCGGCCCCGCTCGCCAGCAGGTAACTTGAGTACCGTTTCTCAGCCTCTTTCGGGCTGATCTTAATTTTCTCCAGCGCGGCTTCAGCAGCGTCCAGATGTGCGGGTTCGTTCAGCCGGATAACCTCCAGTACCCAGAGATAGGCGTCGGTCTGCTTATGCCCGGTGATTTTACGTTGTTCAGGTAGCGGCTTGATGGTTGCTAAGGTGGTGCTGTGCGCTGCCGTCGGGATAGTGAAAAGTGCTTTATGTTTTGTGTTATCTGTACGCATTATGCAGCTGCCTTTTTCAAAAATGTCATCTCGCGAACCTGATCGCCGTTGACCAGTAGATCGTTAAAATCCCCGTTGTCGCACCAGCGCACACTAACTTTTTCAATGTCATTTTTTGCCAGCAAGTTAGCGTTGGCACATACGAACGCCGCCGCATGGCCTGTTGCTGAATGGGGGTCCATGTCGGCAAAAATGATGAGATGCCGGACGCCAGCTGGGGCGCGAAACTTTTTCATAAAGCCGCTGTTCAGCGTTGCCCAGGTATTGCAGCCGTATAGCTGTACACCGGATAAAGCCGTTTCAATACCTTCCGCAATACCCAGCGTGGACGCGACGGGAAACATCCTCACCGCGACAGACTGGGCGTGATCCAGATAGGAGTCCTCCTGTAACGAGTAAAGGCGTTTCTGCCCGTCGCCCATCGGTGCTTTTTTATCGCCGTCGAGATAGGTCCGGTGCAGGTAACACAGCTCACCCCGGTTATCTGTTGCAAGTGAATACAACGACTGATATACGCGGCCCTGATAGCGCTCCTTCGGACAAAAACGTACTGCTTCAGCCGGTAGCTTTGTGATCCCCCGGGTCAGAAGGTATTGCGCCGCGCTGGTGCCGCGAGGACCTTCCAGCTTTGAAAATTTGCTCACCACCCGCTGGCGCAGGCTGGTGGCCGTGGTGTTGATCGGCGTTGCACGATGCCGGTAATCATTACCAAGCAGGGCGTCGATTTCCCGGCAGACTTCAGCAAATGATCTCCCCTGGGTCTGAACGACAAGACTGATACCGTTGCCGCTGCCACATTTGCAAATCCACGTACCATTTCCGTCCTGGTCATCAATGCGGAAACTTCCCCGCATGGCGCAAAGCGGACACTCACCCTTAAAGTGACGCCCTCCGGTAACTGGCGGGAGTCCGTAGTGTTCAAAAATTTCCGGCCATCGGCCTTTTGCTGCTTCAGTGGTTTTCACGTTCTTTCTCCCGCGTTCCTACGTAATTGCTCAAACTGCTTTTTTGTGCTGATGATCCTGCTGGTCGGACAGCCATCAGGAATGGTTGTCAGTTGCTGAGCCTGCTCATTAGTTAGGTTGTGAGCGATGGCCGTCCGTTGTACCTTTCGCTTCTCCTGCGCTTTTGCCCAGGCGATTTGTTTATGGCGGATGTAATTGCTTACCTCCGGAGTGATCTCCATCGGGAAGTCGCTCAGTCCGTTTGGCCACTCGCCAAATTTGTCCCGGAAGGTATGAAGGCACCACCCGTTACTGACGGGTTTGCCGGTTGACGCGCGTTGGCGCTGGTAAAACTTAATCTGGCTCCACCAGGCCTGTTTGGTGCTTTTCGTTGCAACGAAAGAGCCTTTGGAAAGCTTTTTGATTTTCCGTGAGGTATCGGTGTCCACGTCGGAACCGGCCAGAGGTTTAAAGCCGCACTTCGGGCAAACGTAAACGCCAGCCGGCTTCATGAAGTGACATTCGGGACACTCTTTGGGGATTTTTTCGGCGCGCTCTTCCGCTGCCCGAGCTGCCGCCTCCTTCATGCCATCACTGGAGTCCAGCAGAACGTCATATTCGATAGCATCGGGAAAGCCCAGGCGATGAACGGTTCCGCTGTGATCGAAGATCAGACAGGTATCTTTACCCGGCGCAGTGCGTAGACCGCGACCGATACACTGTATCCATCGAATTTCTGATTTAGTGGGTCGGGCATAGATGATGCAGCGCACATCACTGTCGAACCCGGCCACCAGCACGCCCACGGACACCAGGATTTTTGTCGCACCAGTTTCGAAGCGGTGGATCATGACCTGACGCTGGTCATGGGGCGTTTCCGCTGTCATGACTTCAGCGTTTACCCCGGCTTTGTTGAACTGGATGGTGACGAAGTTAGCGTGGGCCACGTTTACGCAAAAAGCGATAGTGGGAAGGTCGCGCCCGTTCTCAAGCCAGTTACTCACGATGTCGCCCACCAGATCAGAGCCACTCATGATTTCTGCAAGTTGGGTTTCGTTGTAGTCCCTGCCAAAATCAGACGCGGACATTTTCACGCCCTTTAAATCTGGCGTCGTTGGCGCATAAAACTCAAACGAACTGAGGTCGCCGCGCTTAATCAGTTCGCTGATGGTGGTGGGTTTAATCAGACGCTGATAGTAGTTACCCAGGAAGGATGAAAAAGGCGTACCGGAAAGCCCGATAACCTTAACGTCCGTTTCACTGGTAAGGCGTTTAATCTCTTTCAGGATGGTGCGCTTGCGGAGATGGGCTTCATCGATAATCAGCAAATTGATATTGTCGGGAAAATCACGGCGGATCAGGGTGTCGGCGCTGGCAATCTGGATCAGTCGCGCAGGGTCGACTTCTCCCTTCTCGGCTTCAGCCCAGACCAGGCCAATTTCATCAGGGTTCAGACCGTAACTAACAAAACGGCTGGCAGTCTGGCGAAGCAAAACAGTATACGGAGCTACAAAAAGCACCCGCATCCCACGGCTGACAAAGCCGTCTGTGATGAAAGCGGCCAGCCCTGTCTTACCGCTGCCGGTGGGTGCGTATACCATGAAGGAATTCTGTACCTTCCACTCACGACGCAGCATATTCAGTGCCCGGTCCTGTGCAAAATTTGGTGTGATTGTCAGCATCTGCCGCCCCTAACTCTGTGCCTGTAAGTGAGCCTGAACTTTTCCAGGAGAAACCCACCTGTCCGCTTCAATTTTTAGCCATCTATATGGCTGTTGCGTTTTTTTTGGAGGGGAGCACTACTTACAGAGATCTACTTAACCTATGTACCCTTCTCCTGGAAAAGGACGCTATACCTGCCCCTTCTCCCAACTCCCCCCTTACCCCCCTCTTCCCTCTTCCCCACTTTTCCTGAGGTTTAGACATCCAGACACCTTTAAGTCCAAACATCTGATGAGGTGGTCATCACTGACCGAATGAGGGGGGTTTTTCTGTGTAACCCTGTAAAGCCCGGTGATACTTTCTTGCGTACTCACGAAGGCGTGTATTGGCTTCGTGTCTTGCTTTGTTCTCTTTGCGAAAGCTCACTGGCTCACTGTTTAAAAACTCCTCGTAAACTTCTCCGTAACGAGCAATTGCTTTTTGTCTGGCCGATGGTGGTAAGATCGAAAGCTGCTCCTGAATCCACTCTTCATCCCCTTTGCTGTATCTTTGAGGCATGGAATCGCTGTTAACTTGCATGATTGCTAGGTAGCAGTTCAGGCCAAATTTTTTGCCAATTTCCAGGACTCAATGATTTACGCGTTACTTTGCCACCGCTGTGAATCTCAATTTGCGCGCAAATTTCTGGTCCTATAGGTTTCCCTGTGCTCATGACTTTTCGCAGGTAATTGAGGGTTGTTCCGCAACGTTGCGCAAAAACCTTTTTTTCATCAGGCGTTAGAGTCGCCATGTAGTGTTTTAAAGTTTCCATGATTGACCTCTGTACAAACATCAGGATTGATATTACCCGCAGGTATCAAGATAATCAATACCCATAGGTTATTTACCAGCGGGTAACAAAGGTTAAAATGAGTGTTATGGACAAATACGAAAAACGTCGTTTACGACTCATCCAATTGAGGGATGATTACTGTGATGGAAACGCCTCAAAACTCGCGAGAAAGATCGAGCGAGAGCCTTCCTACGTTCTAAGAATGCTTTGGCCCGAGGGCAAAGCCGGTAGAAAACGCATTGCCGACGACATGATTGAAGTAATCGAAAAATCGTTTGGCTTACCACGGGGATGGATGGATGGCATCAGCCAGGAAAAAACGAACGTCGAATTAGTTCAGCAACCAAATCCAGGGAAGAGATATCCAGTGATTAGTTGGGTAAGCGCAGGAGCTTGGGCGGAAGCAATAGAACCGTACACTCTCAATGATGTCGAAGAGTGGTGTGAATCAGATGCGCATGTTGAAGGTGAAGGTTTTTGGCTCCGAATAAAAGGCGATTCCATGACCTCCCCAGTGGGCATGAGCATTCCAGAAGGAATGATGGTTCTATTTGATACAGGTCGCGAGGCTAAGCACGGCAGTCTTGTACTGGCTAAGCTAATCGATGCCAATGAGGCTACTTTCAAAAAACTGGTCGTCGATGGTGGTGATCATTTCTTGAAACCACTCAACCCCTCTTACCCCCTCATTCCCATAAACGGGAATTGTAAGATTCTTGGTGTGGCCGTAGAGGCGAGAATAAAAATAATTTGATAAAACCCGCTACGGCGGGTTTTTTTATTACCTTTAAAATCAAATCGATAAAAAAAATCACTAAAATTATTACCTGTAGGTGTTGACGATTGTTATTACCCGCAGGTATGCTCACATCACTGGCAAACAACTGGTTCACCGATATGAGCAATTTAACCCCAACCCAGCCTTTCGATATTCATAACAAATTAAAAGCTAATTCGTCGCACTGGGATTACTTACATGCCGCGGAGCCCTGGCAAGGTGATTGTGCTTTTCAGCTTATGACTGACCATTCAAATGACGAATTAGAATATGCATTATATCGCCGCATAGAAGGTGATTATTTCTGTTTGATCGACTTCTTCAAAAGCAATAGCGAAGCATGTGATGAAGCGAAAGAAATTATAAATAGCGTCCCCAATTACAAAGCGATAATTATTAGTTAATCACCAAAAAATAATATTACAGCTTAACTGCTGGGAATAATCTCATCTCAAGGAAATTAAAATGATTAAATTTAATAAAAGAAAAAAATTAGCCTTACACAGACTACCATTTATTGGCGGTAAGTCTAAATCCGGTTTCGGACTCAGCTTTTGGAACGTGCCATCAACAGGCGGCTACTCTGGAGGATGCATTACGGGAGCTGCATTGGCATGGATCTGGCTTAAGCATCTAGAAAATGAAGCAAGGCAAGGCGAGGGAAATACTCCATTCACTATTTCCCGCATAGTTAGTGAAATAAGTGATCTAAGTGAAAATGACTCATTGAAAGGGCAGATGATAGGATTCTTCGAAATCATCGAGATTGTTATTTTTAAATTAATTTCCGATTCCAGAATTCATTTTACGAAAGACGAAAAAAAACTTATTGAACAAGCTAATGCGGGATTGAAAGGTTTAACAAAGGGAACTAACGATGAGATTCATTAAAGATGTGGCGGCTTACAAATTAGCGCTTATATACATGAACTGTGGTTACGAAGTGATTGCGAATCTTTATTTACGCAAAGCATATGGGAGATAAACATGCCGAAGCGCCAGGACATACAAGATATAACAATCACAACAGAGCATCTTTACGCGTTGCTGGAGGTGCTGTCTCAACAAAATAAATCCATTGAATCTTATCAAATGGAGAACCTCATAGAGTTAGCTTACGCACTATCTGCAAAGGTTAATTCATGGGCAGTTAAGGAAGAAAAAATAGTTCTTGAAATTGAGGAGCAACAGCGTAATGGAAAACGTAATTGACTTATATCGCCGTCGGATCGCTCATGCTGCATTAAACAGACTCAAAAATAAAACTTCAGGAAACTTCCTGATTGTGAATCTCCCGAATGGTGTGATCGAAACGGTGGAAATCACTGAATCTGTAATGTCTCAGTTATTGAAAAGATTTGAGCTGCTTGCTCGGGGAGAATTCAACAATCGAAAAGAAACCGAATCATTTATTAAATCAACTTATCAGAGTGCTATTGGCATAAATAGAAACTCTGAATACCTGACAGAATCAGGGAAATTAATTGTCGATGATTTGTTTAAAGAAGTCACTGACTACGTGCGAGAAAAACATTTAAGCGGGGGTGTCCAGTGAAGGAGTTTACTCAGGAGCAATTGCGAGCGGCGGGGCTTCGCTGCGTATGTCCGGTGGATCTGCACGTTGCACCGGAGTTTACCGGGCGTGTCGTTGTTCACCTGAAGGACAGGCGAGCAATCTGTGACTACCGCTTTACCACGGACGATCACATCACCACTCTTCAGGGGTTTATCGAACTGGCCCGCGAAGCTGGCTGGCGCATCACCCCGCCAAAAGAGGTGATGCGATGACACTGACAGCTATACGCGTACCCGAATGGGTACACGCCCAGGCTATTAACGTTCTGCGGCGTTACCGCCAGCGCCGGGTTATGCCGTGTCGTATCCATTGCGGAAATCTCAGTCTTAGGGTCAACCGCCGCTGGCGCCTTCTTTCACGCGACGGCGGCGAGAACTGGCACGTTTTATCGCACGAGTCATACAACAAATTGAAGGACCGGAAATGAAAAACGATGAAAGCACGAACGTAAAGGAACTGGTTGAGCGACTGAGGGAAATTCAGAAGCAATCCGACATAACGATTCCTGGCTGGATGCTTGATGAAAATCGTTATGGGAAGGGTGAGCTGACAGATGAAGAACAACATGAGTGGGCCGAAACCATCGTCCAGCCCATGCGCCGCACGGTCGCCCTGCTCTATCTCATCAGCTGCGAAAATCGCTGGGGGCTAAAGGCGGGCGAATACCAGTTTAAAACCGGGGAGTTTGCTTTGGGCTTGACGCGGGAACTCATCGAAAATCTGCTTGTTGAGCATGTAGAAGGCGCGTTGATCGAACACAAGCCCATGGAACGGTATCTGGCTGTGTTCCAGTTCTACAGTGCCGATTTTCAGAGCCTAAAAGAAGACGGTAATTCGTGGTTTACAGCCTTTCTCGACGAGATGTTTGCGGATCTTGCAAATCGCCTTCGCGCTGGCGAAGCCGCACCAGTTCAGCACATTTTGCATTGAGGATAATGACGATGAACACAGTAACCATCAATAACAAACAGCTCCCGGCAGTCGAATATCGCGGTCAGCGTGTTGTGACGCTGGCGATTATTGATGAAGTCCACCAGCGCCCGGAAGGAACCGCTCGAGCAGCGTTCAACCGCAATCGTGAGCATTTTATCGCTGGCGTAGATTACGAAGAATTAGGTTCGGACGTATTACGTACGGACCTCCCTGAGGGGACATTCTCGAAATTTGCACCTTCCGGCATTGTTCTTTTTGAGTCCGGTTATCTGATGCTGACAAAGCCATTTAATGACCCGTTGTCTTGGCAGGTGCAGCGCGAACTGGTTAACAGTTACTTCCGTACGCGCGAGCCGCTGACCGAAATCGAGATGATCGCAGCGATGGCCGCTGATGCCGTGCGCCAGCAGAAGCGTCTGAACCAGGTCGAAGAACAGATCGAAGCGGTCACAGAGACAGTGGAGAACATCAAGCGCGGCAACATGCGGGCCGGTTATGTCGGTTACCGCCAGGCAGTAGCAAAAAGTGGATTGTCTGACGCGAAGTGCCGGAACCTGGTTAACGCCTATCGCATCCCTACGGATACGCACGAGTTTATGACGCCTGACGGCCTGCTGTCACGTCGCGCCATTGTTGAGCTTGAGCCATTCATGAAGGCGTTCCGCCAGATGATGAGCGAAGCCGAGCCACGCGGTACACGCTGGTTCCATCCCAAAATGGGTTTATTTCAGGCGATTGGGTGGGACTTAAAATGATGAACACAGTATTTTTATTACTTGCAGAATTTGGAACAACAACGATCCCTCTGGCGGACGTATCGGAAAAATACTTCGGGCTCAAACCGTCGACCGCAGAAAAGAAAGCGTCCATGGGGGAATTTGCGTTACCAACCTTTCGCGCCTCTGACAGCCAGAAAGCACCACGCATGATCCACGTTCAGGATCTGGCGGAACACCTCGATAAGCAACGACAAAAAGGCATCGAATTATTCAATCAGATGCAAAGTGGCAGTTAA